CTTTGTATGGTAATGGAAAGAATGCATCTCTTAAACTACCGCCTGGTGCATCTACATCTTTAAATTCACCTGGTTGTATTGGTGATGCTTCGTCTCTAACTCTAACGCCTCTTTGTTTAAATCCTGCAGGTAAGTTCGCTAACGTTCCTGCGTCTAGCAATTGACGGAGAGCCGTCGTTGCTGTACGGCTCAATCCGCCAATCATGTGAATGAGTCCAAAGCCATAAAATCCTAGTCCTGGCAGAAATTTGAAGTGGACAAAATATTGGATCTTATTTTTCTTTAGATCATCGGGCGCATAGTTCCTTCTGATAGAAAGAACTGTTCGGCTACCTTCGTCAACAGTGACGATGTAAGGTAATTTTATTCCAGTAGGTCCTTCAGAGTTTGTGTCTTCAAAACCTTCTAAATCTAAATTTACGTGACACTCTAACAAAGTATACATTGATTCTTGTTTACCAGTTTTTTTAGTGCCATCTAATTCTCTTTCTTTTTTCTCTAAATCATTTCTTTCAACATTGTCTGGTGGACCTAATTCTACATCTCTGTAAAAACCACTGACCTGTTGTTTTCTTAATTCGTTTTCTGAAATCTTAACTGTATGTATAACAGCTTCTGCATCTTCAATTGATGTCGCTGTGTATGGCACAACTAATTCATCTGCTGGTACAAATTTAGATACAGCTCTACCTAGCGGTACATCATAGTAAACTTTTTTAAATGTAGATCCTGCAAGTGGTAAATGAAATAACATTGAGTCAAACTCTTCTTCGTATTCTTTCATTTGATCCATCACAAGATAGTTCATGAAATCTTTTACACGTTGTGCTTGTTGTTCTGTTGCAGTATTTTTTACACCTATAATCTGTGTTCTTACAGGTCCATCACTTGGTAATAATTCTTTGTATGCTTGTGCTTGAAACTGTGTAACTGCCTCTGCTAATACTGGGTGTGTTGCACCACTTGCTCCTTGAAAAGGCTCTGTTCTGTTTTCGTATTTAAATCCTAATAAATCTAAACCTTGTTTGTAAGACTGCTCCCAATCTTTTCTTGACGCTTTGTAATCCATGTAATTTTGCACCATCTCATTACCGATAGGATCTAAGATGTCGTCTGGTAAAATATCTGCTAGGTTATCAAAGTGATTTTCTGTTCCAGGTATATTTATAGCTCCCGGTTCAAAGTCTATTGTTGCGCCGCCGTCTTCTTCTGGTATGACCTCTACGGGTCCTTTTTCTGGTATCTCTTCCTGAACGTTAACTTCTTCTAGCTCCTCTGCTGATGGAACTTTGATTTCGGTTCTAGTGTTCGGGAGTCCTTTATCAATATCTGCCATTTATACTCCTATGTGTTAGTACCACGTTTTAATAATGATGACAACCCTTCTGAGTTGGGCCCTCTTTGTGGCGGTGGGCCTGACTTATCGCCACCAGATAATCCTGCAATACCACCTTTGTTAAATCTTTCTTGAGTGCCTGTAAACCCAGGTGTTTCAAATAACTGTCTAAACTTTTCTTGATTAATCATTTCTTTTGCTTGCTCTGATGAAGGTCTTTCATAACCTAAAGCTTCAGATAAAGTACCAATAAAATCCTCTGTTGGTAAATCTAATTTAGCAGTATCATAACTATTGCTTGTATATGCAGGAACCATTTTTGTAGCGTATCCAGGTAGTTGTCCTGGTAGTTGTTCAAGATCTCCATATGTTGGTTTTAATTGACCTGAAAAAAAACTAGGAGCATCAGTTTTATCTGGTGCATCAAATTTTTTAGGTGTCGCTGTAAACTTATCTTTAATATTAGCGAGTTCAGATTCAAAATCTTTTTTTCCAACCTCACCACCTAATCCAGTTTCACGATTGTATTCCATGCCTTTTAATTTTTGTTCTAAATCGGAAACTTTTTGTGCAAAAAAACTATCGCCTACTCCAATAGTTTGTGCATCTTTTTTAGCTCTTTCAAGTTCATTTGCAGTCAATATTCTTTGTGCATAATCTTTTGCAGCAGGTGATGCTGTTGTACTATCTAAAACTTTTTGTGCATCAAGAACATTTTGTGGGGTTGAAAGAAATCCAAAAGCTAATGTATCTTTTAATGCCTCTTGAATAGGTTTACCTTTTCTAATTGCTGCATCTGCAGCTATAACTCCATCGAATATAGGGATAGATGCTAAAGCTCCTGCACTAAAAAACTGTGATCTAAGATTTAATAATTCTTTTGGATCTAAAGCTCCCTTTGCAAAATTAAGGGTGCTTCTAAATATTTTTTTAACTATGTTTGATTTTACATCTGTAGCTTTAGGATCAATACCTTTTGCTAAACTTTCTCTAACATACTTTTTAGCTTCTGCTTGACACGCAACACTACCATATTCAAAATTAATACGACCACCATCCGCAGCAGTTTTTCTTGCACATTTTGTATTTAATTGTGCTGCTAAATTATTTAATAAATTTCTAAAATTATTAAGATCTTTTACTGTAATAGGTTTATCCTTGCCTGTTGATTCTAAAGCTTTAGCTAAAAAAGAAATAGGTTCTGATTTTGTTGGAAGAATTACACCTTTTTTTGCAATTTCTTTAATATTTTTTTGAGCCTCTGGAGATAATCTATCAAAGCTGTCTATAAATTTAGATGCATCTAGTTTTTCTCCTGGTTTGTATATTATTGTAGGTGTATCTATTTTATTTTTTTTAGCAAAGGCTTCAGAAATTTTATTAAACTGTTCTACGTCTATAGTTTTACCTTTGTATACAACTGTTGGATTTGTTTCTCCTGCCATAACTTTTTTAAATAATTTTATAAAATACCTATCTATTTGTTTACCTTTTTTCTTATTAATTTCTTTATCTATAACTTGTCCAAATTCTGTATAACCAGGTGCTTGTTCAAAAGTAGCAGCTACTCCCAATGTTTCATCAAGTTGTAAAGCGTTTGAGTCTATTAATTTTAAAACTTTATTTCTTAATTTTAAAAGTTTATCACCTTTTGTGTTTAGTAGTTTATCTCTAATTTCTAATTTTGCTTGTCTTATGTTTCCAGCTGCAAATTTTCCGTATTCATTTTCAGCTGGAAAATCAAATAAAATATCATCTAAAATCTCTCCTGTTGGAATTTTTAAACCTTTTATATCTTTAAAACCAAGTAAAAATTGTTGATATCTAACTAAGTCGTTACCAATATTTTTTAAATTTTGTAATTTACTGTTACCATAAACTAATTTAGCAAGTTCTTTAGGGTCATTAATATCCATAGAATTTTCTAAAGCTATTCTATGTATTATTCTAACAGCATCGTCTTGTGATTTATATTTGCCTGCAATTAAATTTAAATTTTGTTTTTTATTTAAAGCTTTTTTTGCAGATTCTAATGAATTATAATATTGAATACCCTGATATTCTTTTGGTATAAAAGATTTTCCTGATGGTTTATAATATACAATTTTATATTTAGCATTTTTAGGAATATTTCTAGTTTTTGTTTTTCTATCTAATTCTGTTACAGGTCTAATTTTTTCTCTAATAATTCTTTTTTCATCTTTTCCATAAATTCTTTGATCTTCAAATGTTTTAAAATCAGAAACTCTTTTTATTAATTTTTGATCTACGGCTAATTTTACTAATCTACGAATAGAAGCATTGCTGGCTTTTATCCCTTGTTTTGCGAGTTCTCTTTGAATTAATATTGAACCCATTTTCTTTTTTGTATAGAGATTAAGAACTTTTTTAATTGTGTTTACATCACCTAAGTTACCTGTGTAACTAGGGTCAAAATAAGTTGGAAATTTTTTTTTAATAACTTTTGCTGATAGACCATCTTTAAATCCAATACGGCCACCATCAGCCATAGGATTGTCTCTCATAAATCTATTGATCGCTTCTCTGTCTACAACGTCTTGTCTTGGCTCTGGTTGAGGTATGTTATCTGCTGTGGTTACTACACCTTCGTCAAATAAATTTTGTAGTTCTACAATTTTATTTAAAAATTTTTCATCCATGCTACTCTCCTAGCATGCCAGCCAAACCACCTGATGCATTTTCTTTTCTACCTTTTGTTTGAAGGTTTTTGATAAGTTGTTCCATCATCATAACATCTTTTTCACCAGCTCCTGCTGGCACTGGAGATTTAAAAGAACCCTCAGGAAACATCATTTTGACGGCTGCGTCTCCATAACCAGGAGAAGCTTTATTCATGGATGCCGCTAAGTCGGCTTTTGATTTATCAAAGGCTAATCTTGACTCAATCATATCTCTAACATTTTCTACCATTTCAATTCTTTTACCAGTCATCTCCTCTTTTAATTTTAAATATTCAGATTTAGACATAATTCTTTTAGCTGAATCTGGTAATAATCTATAATTTGTTATATTTAAATATTCCGATGGACTGATACCTTTTTCTTTTGCAAGGTTTTTAATTACGGCTTTAAAAATTCCACCACCAAATATAAATGGTATACGACCGCCCTCTGCTTTTTTAATTGATGTTGCTTCTTCTCCAGCTTCTTCTATAATTTCTTTTTGAATATATTCATCTACGGCTTCTGCCCCTGCTTCTGTTCCGTCTTGGTCAAAGTCTACTCTATACTCTTCATACTCAGCAGCTTCGTTGGTTGTTTTCTGTGTTTCTACATCAACGTCTTGTTTAGGAGCTTTATATTCCATAACAGTTCTATCTTCTATAACATCATAACTACCCTCTTCATATGACCTTCCACCTATTTTATCTTTTGTAATTTGTGCATCACCCGTTGTAATATCTTCTGTTAAAGTATATTCGTCACCATTTTTACCTGTATAAGAATATTCATCCACTCTGTCTGAGGGTCCTACTTTTGATTTTTTTCCATTTAATTTTATTTTTTTAACTAACTCAAAAAAATATGGTGGAGGCTCAGAAAGTGTTGATGAAAAATTTTCCATAACTTTTGCGCCAACAGGTGCTGTTTTTTCTTTACCCATAAGTTTTAATAAACCTGTTTTAGCTGCGGCTCCTGCTGCACCAATACCACCCATAATTTCTAAAAACTTACGTCTGGTCATACCTTTCTTAAAACCTATACGTCCACCGTCTGCCATTTGCATTATGTTTTCATATTTAGCTTGTAATTCTGGAGATATGCTTGATGCACCTTTTACATTTCTAGCAACATCACCAAAAATATCACTAAAAGGTTGATCTCCTTTAAAACTTTGAACCACGTTATATGCAAGTGAAGATAAACCCGTATCTACAGGTCCCATACCTAAAGTTTGTTTAGCATCATAACCACCTAATATATTATATTCATCATTTGTAATTAAACCAAGAGCCACAGCATCTTTTAATTTTTGATTGTTAGCAAAATGTGTTTGTAAATTTTTTATTGGATTTATAACAACAGGTGTTTTTTGTTTAGTATCTTTGGTTGGTGGTGATGGTGGTTTTTTAGGTCCACCTCCTCCGCCTCCTGTAAAAGGATTATCATCTCTAACATTTCCTTTTACGTCTGTGCCTGGAGATATGTTTCCACCACCCGCTACTGCACCTTTAAAAAAACCTATACGACCACCTTCTGCAAAATCATTGTCATCAAAATCCATATCTGTTTCTTTAGGTTTTATATTTCTTTCAAAGATATGATCCTCTGTATCTTGTAATATTTTTTTAGCATCTTGTTGTGTTAAATTTTTATACGGGCCTTCACGTTTAATAACTCTGTTTGCTTCTTTCATAGCATCAATAGGTTTCATTGCTAACATTTTTTCTACAGTCGCTGCTACACCTGAGTCTATTCTTTGTTGTAATTCTTTAGCCGCTGCATCTCTTTCAAAAAATTCTCTATTTATTGTTTTACCTTGTTGCGTACCACCTATGATAGGTTTGCTAGGATCTAGTTCTTCTCCTTGTAGATTAAATATTTTTGCTGACTGAGTTGATTTAATACCTTTATCAACAGGCTTTGCTGCATCTCTCATCATCTTATCAATGCTGTCTAAAATTGTTTCTAACTGCTTGTCGTTTTTAATAATTCTTGGATCGATACCCGCATCCAAAAGAGTTTTTGTAATTACAGCTTCTCCAAAATCTAGTTTCATATCACTAGGCATATTAACGATACCTTGATCGTTAGTTTTCATCATTTGTTTTTTAACAAAATTTCTTATAGAAAATATAGCCATTAGTAATATACTCTTCTAGGTTTCTCTGCCTTTTCGTCTACGTAATCTTCAGGGTGACCGATCAGACCGCCCTGCCTGAATCGCATAATCGCTTGTGTCGTAGAATCCACAAGGTCATCATGATCGCCATATGGAAAGGATGCGCACTCCTCTATGACTTCCTCAGCAAACTTTTGCTCAGGAGCCCATATCATACCAGATTCAAATAAAGGTGCAACAGCATTTACACGGGCGTGCTTGTCATTACCTTTGCTTGGTGTGAAGTTCACAACCGGTATATCCATACGTCTAAGCTCGTATGTAAGTGGTAAACCACTGGCTTTTGCCTCAACAATCACAGATTCTGGCTGCCAATATTTATATTGTTCAAGGGCCAAACGTCTTAGTTCTGGAAACTCGTATCTACCTTTTATGGCATCGAGTAATATTAAATTAGCACCTGAGTCTTCGTCAGGATAAAATATACCCCATGTCGTTATCGCACTGTAGTCCGCAGTTTCTTTTTTAAGAAAAGCTGTATCATAACTTTGTATGACGTGATGTAGTTCTGGTATATCTTCATGCGTATAGGTTCTCCACCATTCACGTTTTAATATTGCACCTTCTTCTGCTGTAGGGTTTTGCATCCACTGTGCATTCCATTTAGCAACAGGCAGTGTTGCTTTTACTTTTTCTAATTCGTCTTGCTTCCAATACTCAGGCCACACTGGTCCATGATCCATGATTGCCGGAAATTCGACCACGTGCCATTGATCAGCTTTTGGTTCACCTTGGTTCTTGACCAACATACCTGTAAGATCTTTTGTACTCCATCTTGTCATGACCAAAACTATTTTACCGCCAGGTTGCAAACGCTGACGAGGACCTGATGTATACCACTCGTAGGCTGACTCCAAAGCTGTCTTGGACATTGCATCTTGTTCACTATGTGGGTCATCAATTATTAGGAGGTCCGCACCACGACCGGTAATAGCACCGCCAACACCAGCCGCAAAGTATTCACCACCATCAGAGGTTTCCCACCTACCAGCAGCTTTAGAGTCTTCTTGTAATCTTGTTTTAAAAACTTTTGTGTAATCCTCACTATCAATTAAATTTTTTGCTTTACGTCCAAACCTTATTGCAAGTTCTGCCGTGTGCGTTGCTTGT